TAATCAACTGCATCAGGATCTTGATGGTAGTTATCAATCGTGCAGATATATGTCCCTGTCTGGGGTCCATAGTCCCTTGTATAGCACTCATAATGCATACTACCTACAAACTGCTTCTGAACAACAGTTACGCCATAATCCATACAGTTCCAGAACTGAAGGTTATGTAACTCCATATCAGGTGATGGTTTCTCTGGTGAAGAAACAAATGCACTGATAGGTAACTTATCATACATTGCAGCATACTCAGGTAAGTATGTCTCAAAATAAAAAGCACGCCCAGGTATCGATTTAACCGACACCCAGACGCCCTTTACAAACTCACCATGACCACTTTGATGATCAGTGAGATATTCTTTTCTTACCCATACCTCATAGGAAGGTAGATTCGCAATCAAACAGGGCATACTTAATATTTCGTATCTTCCCTTATTTAACCTATTGGAATCTAAAGCTTCCCGGATAAACCATACAAAGGTATGTAGGTAAACTCAACTTTTAACGACCTTGACCCCTGTAACGCTTCTTTGCACCATTACGAGAAGTCGCGGATAGTTTAGTGTGTTTACCCGAGCCTTGCCGAGACTTTTTCGGGCGACCTTCAACATAACCGCCCCCTTTAAGCATTGCCATAATCTATACCTCAAATAACACGAGTTTTTTCGTGACCAACACGAATCCGTGGGTCGCACCAGATATCAAATCCTTCTTCCTTTGCATCCAGACAGAAGGAGACATCCTCTCCACACATGTCCTGAACTGCACCAGATTCAAAGACTTGCATCTTAGGAGCAAACCAAGGGTATTCCAGATTCTCGAAGACACCCTTCTTGATCAATACCCATCCAAAACCTGTGTAATCCACGGTGAATGGTTTGCGTCGTTTGGAGATGCTCTCTACAGTCTCATGATTCATCACACCACCATTGTTGCGGAACTCATCTTCCTCCAACCAGTGTGCGACAGAAGTCGTGACACCATCCTCAGTAGCATACCATCCTGCAACAACTTCTTTCTCTTCTCCTTCTGCAGGGAGTGCAAGATCACACAACTGCCAGAACTTGTTCGTGTCAAAGACAATATCCGAGTCAATCCACAGTTGATAATCATATTGCAGTTTTCCATCCCAGGGAACCTGCTTGGGTCCACGCAGCACATTTGCACCAAGACACTTACAACGTGCGAAGTTAACCATCGACGAATAGTCTTGACTAATCTGAATCGCAACGCCAGATTGTACCATATCAAAGCACAACTGTACGAAGTTCTTCATGAATGTATAAGAGCATCCACGACCTGGGAGACAGAAGACAATCGTCTTGCCTCGCATACGCTCTTTGATTGCCGCAATGTCCCACTCTTCCTTCTTCTTAGTGGGGGCATTTGCCTTTACTGTAAATCCTTTTGCCATAACGTGTTGGTTACTTCAGTTCAAGTATAACGTGTATTATGTAGTGTGTCAATAAGAATCACACCCTTCTGGTTCATTCGTGTTTACCGCACCACCTCCATGGGCAG